CACTCGGATAGATACTGATACGCACCTTCGGGATTCCATTTAATCTGCCCATGCCATTCAAACTCGGCTACATCTGCTGATACCCCATAGTCATACTCACCTCGCCAACCATTTAGCTTGAATGTTCCGAACTGCTCTCTGGTTTCATTCATTACCCAACCATCTGACAACTTGTTTATCATTCGTGACCAATCTAAAAACGGTTTCATTGGCTTGCGAGCATCTTTCGCTTTTTGTCTGTCCACAACAGTCTGCTCCACCACCACCGCAATAGTCGGCTCATAAGTAAAAGCCTCGCCCTCACCTACAAATCTAAGGGTCAAACCCTCCTCGGTTTCGGGTATCGGATACAACCTATGTTCCCCACCTTTGTTATTGGCAACTTGCAACCACAACTTGTTGTATTTCTTGTAGCAATAGAATGGGCTATGGGTATGAATAAAGTCTGCCGTAATAGGTGTTCCCCAACTACCACATACAATCTGAATATCCCCATTTGGGTGATACCTGACACATTCAGTCCGATATAGTTTTGCACTATATACCTCGTTAGCATCTTTCTCGATGGTTTCCCAATCCCTACTGCGTTTGCCCAATGGCTTACATTCAACTGCTCTGCCACGAATGGGTTTGATATTTTGATACTTATGCTTGTAGTAGTCATACCCACGCATCATTTGAGTGATACTCATTTACTTCTCCTCACAAAAAGTTAACAACTGTTAATAAAACTGAATCTTTGCTACCTACCTTTTGTCCTCAGGTGGTTTTGTGTATGCTCTCGTTTGGAATACATCTAAAAACTCCTTCTTTTTATCGTTTCCGCTTACTCTATACCCATAACCTCGTTCTTCTTTAGGTGTAGTTACTTTTAATCTTTCCTGCAGTTTCCGTATTTCTTCATGCCTATCGTTCATTTACATCTCCTTTCAATGATGATAGTTTTGTTTTTGCTAGGGCAAGGCTTGTATATCCTTGTGCTACTTCTTCATATCTTGCTAGGGAAAAGGGGTCTATATCAACAGTCAATAGCTTTAACCTTTTCTCCATCTCCGCTATGATTTCTAGCAACTCGTCTATTCTTTGCCCTTTGTAATAATCCATCTAGCTCTCCATTGAATACCCGATTAACCACACCCCAAACACAATCGCTAGGGCTAACAACATATTAACTCCAGCCAAGTACAACCCATACAACCCTGTTATCAGGCACAAACCACCCAAGAAAACCCCAAATAGTTTCATACCATTACCCACTTCAAATGCAACCTCGTTAGTGGGAATGAGTGATACAACCACCTATCTTCACCATCTAATTCTCTGACTTGAACACGACTGTTATCTTCATTCACATTTAACAATTCGTATCTGCGAACAAAGCCCTTGTAATCTTTTCGGGCTATCCAATCACCGCTATGTAACTCTCTGCCTGTCCGATTATCTAATAACATGAACAATTCCCCCATATATTAAGTTAGCCATAAATACTATTAAAAGAATAACAAGGGCAATATCCCATAACTTATCACTTAGCTTCATTATCATCTCTCCCCTCAATATGCATACCTAACGCAACACCCATAGTAATACAACTAAATGCTAGTCCGATAATCGCTAGTAATCCATTATTCTCGATTAAAGTAGTTACCGAACCCCACATAATCGCACCGACTACAATACCCACAACTAGGAATATATCTTGGCTTTTCATAATGCTCTCCATAAAGTTAACAACTGTTAATAAATCAATGAATCGTATGCTCTTTTACATCACACTCCCAACACTCAGCATGAATCCCAACTGCATCTCGCTTGAGTTCAAAACAATAAGTATTCCCATCACTTGCTTCATAAAAGCTGGCTTCTTCTTCTGATGAGAGTTCCTTAAATCTTTCTACTGCTCTATCCATTGCATCATGCAATTCAATATCTAGTTCTGAATGGCTCATATTCCTAACCCCTTATAAAAGTTGGTTTCTGCCTCAGTTGCATAGGTTCGGGCATCTCTTTCAATCATCAAGTCATCAATCAAAGCCTCTAAAACCAAATCACTTACTTGGTTTAGCTTGTGGTGCTTTACGAGATATTCTGCATCATTTCGTGCTTTCTCATTGGCTTTGTAGAGTGCTTGCTTCATACCATCAATCTCCTCAATTACAGGGTGATTCGGGAAAAACTCTTTCAATGCTTCGGTCTTGCTCATTTCACTATCCCACCTTTCTGATTAACACCTGTTAATAAATCCATATCAAATATCGCTACATAGTTTGACTTGTGCATCGGCACGACACAGAATTTACGAGCTTTGGCATCTAAGTCACCATGCACTAAACAAGTGCGATAACCTAGGTCTGTTCTGCCATCTGCTATCGGCTCTCCACATACACGACATATCTGCATAATATCACCTTACTTTGTATAGTTGTTCCAAGTAGTGTATCACTTGTTCCTTAATGTTCCAAGCGAATTGAACACGACTATATTGTTTTAAATCAGATACTTACGAGCTTCGATGCGATTGTGTTCCAATGTTCCAGCGAATACTCACCTTAGAAAGAGTCGACTCGGCAAAACTCACACTAACCACCTTACATTGTAATGTTCAAACCAATTTCTTTAGTATATATATATATGGAACAATGGAACACAATCGGGTTTAATGCTCTAACTCATTGATTTTGCTTGAAAAAACCCTGTTCTAATTGCATGGAACATTGCGGAACATTCGGAACAATCAATAAAATCAAGGACTTATGAACAACTGTTAATAAATTGCCATCAGCTTCAGCTTCAGCTTGCGTTACTATCATCAAGGGGAAACGATGGAAACGAAGGCAAAGAAAAAGCCCACCGAAGTGGGCTATCCTACAAACTACTTGCTACTTACATAATTGGAGTTTTGGCGATTTTCTCGGCTTGTACCATAAGTTGCAAGGTAGCCACTAAGTCAAAATTGCACTCCTTGATTTTCCCGCCCTCTTCAATCAATTTTGAAAGTTTAGCTACAAAATCCTTTTTACTACTCTCTACTTTATCCTTAGGGAAAGCATAGGATTTAACCCGATTGTAATAGGTGTTGAGAGTAGCTCTCGCATCCTTTTTGGCTTTGTTTGCTATCTCGAATTTATCTGAATAGCTCGCATCCTTAGCAAGATTTTCGTTATACTCTTTTGACCCTTTTCGGGGTAAGTCTTTTGCCAATGCTTCGGCGTGATGTTTTTTAATTACAGGGAGAATTGCGTCAGCGATAAATTGGGCTTTCACTTCATCCATCGCCTTTTCAGTCTGAAAGAATGCTAGAACATCAGACCCCATTGTCTGTAACTTTGTTTCTGACTGCTCTACTGCTTTTAATGCTGATTTAACACTATTAACTAAATCTAGATAGTTAGTTGTGCTCATGGTAATAACCTCACTTTTTAAAATATAAACACCTGTTAATAAATCTGACAGGGCAGGTGCTGAACCCATGACTTAATAATACCAAAATCAGGGAAAATACAAAGCATTTTAAAAACTTATTAACAGGTGTTCATAAATCCAATGACCCCCATACCCCTTTTTGTATTTAGGAGTCCCACCATCTCATCTAGCTTATTAATATGCACGTCCGGTATATAGTTTTTATATTCACTTTACAAAACACCCCCCTTGTTGTTTTTCTGCAACATACCCCCACCCCCTATATAAAAATTTTAAAGTTTATGCTGCACCGCACCAAATGTTTCTTATAATATACAAACCAAGGGGAAACCCTAACTAACTTAAAGGAAACTAAAATGTTTGAATTTGAAAAGCAATATAAGAACTACGAGCAAGCAGTTGGCCGTGTAATTGAGATGTATGAGTTTTGGTTCAATTCTATGACTTCAGCTGCAAAAACTTACTTAACTCCAAAAACCAAGTAAGATATATCCGTGGGGGCGTACATTTTTTAACCCGGCTTCACATACCGAGTATGACCCCCACACCAAAAAGTGCATGAAATTTCAATAAAAACGTGTATACAAAACCGCAAATTCTATACATATCGTAAAAACGTGTATACTCCACACATTGGAACTACATAGAGCTAGGACATATGCCTATAGTTGTTACGCCAGAAGTAGGAATACCTTTACCCTTTGACACAACAAAAGAAGAGTTAGAGGATTTCCGAGAGAAGGCACACGCACTGTTTGAGACGGTACAAGAACTAATTAGACAGGGTGCTACGGTTGCAATTACAGACCAGGACAAAGCTGAATCACATCAGATTGCGGCTAATGGACAACTGCCTCCCGTAAAAACCTTAACCCCAGGCACGATTGTGAATCTGGAGGCTATCCTATCTGAATGGGATCATGAGGTTCTAGATGCTGGGCGCCGCCTACGTAACTACGTTACAAACAAATTAATTATGGATTCAAACAATACCGACCCCCGTGTGCGCATCAAAGTGCTTGAGCTATTGGGCAAATTAAACAACGTTGGGCTTTTCTCAGACAGGGTAGAAATTAATGTTGTAAACCGTTCTATTGACTCAATTGAGCAGGAATTGGCTAAAACCCTTGAGCTCTACATGGGGAAAGCTGACGAAGTAGAGATTGAAAAAGAAGAGCCCATAAGTATTGGCGATATAGATTTAGATGAAGTTCTAGGTGAAGATGAGTCCGGAACTACTGAAGAAGGCTGAAGAAAGCCTACCTAATCTACCACCGGCTGTTCAGCAGAAGGTGGGGCAACTTATTGCCGAAGCGAGAAAGGTTAAAACCCACGAGCTGGCAAAAGAAGACTTCATGGCGTATGTAAATTATGTATGGCCTAGCTTTATTCATGGGCGACACCACGTAAAGATGGCAGCAGCGTTTGAAAGGGTAGCTAATGGAACAGTTAAAAGACTCATTATTAATATGCCTCCACGTCACACTAAGTCTGAGTTCGCTTCTTACCTTCTACCTGCTTGGTTCCTCGGAAAATTCCCCGGCAAGAAAATCATTCAGACGTCACATACGGCGGAGCTGGCGGTGGGTTTTGGTCGTAAAGTCCGAAATTTGGTCGACTCCGATGTATATAAAGACTTATTTCCTGATGTGGCGCTTCAATCCGACTCAAAGGCAGCGGGTCGTTGGGCTACTAATCATGGCGGTGACTATTTTGCTATTGGTGTGGGCGGTGCTGTTACTGGTAAAGGTGCTGATCTTCTAATTATTGATGACCCCCACTCTGAGCAAGAGGCTGCTTTAAGCGAAAGTAACCCCGAAATCTACGATAAAACGTATGAATGGTACACTTCTGGCCCTCGTCAGCGTTTACAACCAGGTGGTGCGATTGTTATAGTTATGACAAGGTGGTCTAAAAAGGACTTAACTGGTCAAGTTATCAAAGCTGCAGCCCAAAGAAGCGGTGAAGAGTGGGAAGTTATTGATTTTCCGGCTATTTTGCCCTCTGGAAAGCCACTTTGGCCTGAATTTTGGTCAAAACTTGAGTTAGAAGCCCTAAAAGCTGAACTTCCAGCAAGTAAATGGATGGCTCAGTATATGCAGCAGCCAACTTCAGACGTTTCAGCGATTATTAAACGGGAATGGTGGCAAGTTTGGGAACATGATGATCCACCGCAGTGTGAGTTTTTGATCCAATCATGGGATACGGCGTTTTTAAAGACCGAACGGTCAGATTACAGTGCTTGTACGACTTGGGGAGTATTTTATCAACCAGACGCAACAGGCTTGGAACAGCCAAATATCATACTTCTTAATGCTTTTAAGGAACGAATGGAATTTCCTGAGTTAAAGCAACGAGCGTATGCAGAGTACAAAGAGTGGGATCCTGATGCGTTGATCGTAGAAGCAAAAGCTGCCGGTTCTCCGTTAATATTTGAATTGCGGGCTATGGGTATACCCGTACAGGAATTTACTCCAAGTCGTGGTAATGATAAAATTGCGAGATTAAATGCAGTGGCAGATATTTTTGCTAGTGGTAGGGTGTGGGTTCCCAATACGAGTTGGGCAGAAGAACTAGTAGAAGAAGTAGCAAGTTTCCCTTCTGGAGAACATGATGACATGGTAGACTCGATGTCACAGGCGCTATTAAGGTACCGTAAGGGTGGCTTTATTCCTTTGCAGTCAGACTTAGCCGATGAAGTTAAAGAATTTAAATCCAAGCGTAATGCTGGGTACTATTAAGGTAAATAATTATGGCAATTGATAAAGCACTATACCAAGCCCCTGAGGGGATCGAAGCTCTTGCGGAAAAAGAAGTTCCTATTGAAATTGAAATTGAGGATCCAGAATCGGTCCGTATTGGTATAGATGGTATGGAGATTGAGATTGAGCCGGGTAAAGAAACGGACGATGATTTCAATGCTAACCTTGCGGAAGAATTAGATGATGGCGTATTAGCCAGCCTTGCTAGTGAATTATTAGGTGATGTTGAAGGTGATATAGCTTCTCGTAAAGATTGGATTCAAACCTATGTAGATGGTCTAGAACTACTAGGCTTAAAAATTGAAGAGCGTAGTGAGCCTTGGGAAGGTGCTTGTGGTGTATATCACCCATTGATGAGTGAAGCGTTGGTTAAATTCCAAGCTGAGACCATGATGTCTATTTTCCCTGCGGCAGGTCCAGTTAAGACTCAAATTATTGGTAAAGAAACACCAGAGAAAAAAGCAGCTGCTGAACGTGTTCAAGATGACATGAATTTCCAACTAACAGACGTAATGTCTGAATACCGCCCAGAAACTGAGCGTATGTTGTGGGGTTTGGGTTTATCCGGCAATGCATTTAAAAAAGTTTATTTTGACCCTACTATGGAACGTCAGGTGTCAATGTTTGTACCAGCGGAAGACATTATTGTCCCGTATGGAGCTAGTAATCTAGCGTCTGCAGATCGTATTACTCATGTGATGCGCAAGACAGAGAACGAGGTAAAGCAACTACAAATAGCAGGGTTTTATAGAGATATAGACCTTGGAGAGCCAGAGAACATACTGGACGAAGTAGAGAAGAAGATTGCCGAGAAACTAGGGTTCCGTGCTACTTCAGATGATCGCTACAAACTATTAGAGATTCATGCCAATTTAGATTTAGAAGGTTACGAGCACACCGACAAAGACGGTGAGCAAACTGGTATCGCTTTGCCTTACATCATAACTATTGAAAAGGGTAGTCAGGAAGTTCTTTCTATCCGCAGAAATTGGGAACCAGATGATAAGAAAAATACTAAACGCCAGCACTTCGTACATTACGGTTACATTCCGGGTTTTGGCTTCTATTGCTTTGGCCTCGTGCATCTTATTGGCGCTTTCGCCAAATCAGGAACGTCTCTTATTAGGCAGCTTGTTGACGCTGGTTCACTTGCAAACTTGCCAGGTGGCTTTAAGACCCGTGGACTGCGTGTCAAGGGAGACGACACACCGATAGGCCCAGGCGAATGGCGTGATGTAGACGTACCTAGTGGTGCGATGAAAGACAACATCATGCCGCTCCCATATAAGGAGCCAAGCCAAACATTGATGACCTTGTTAAATCAGATCGTAGAAGAAGGTCGCCGTTTTGCTAACACTGCCGACTTACAGATTAGCGATATGTCTGGTCAAGCACCGGTTGGTACTACACTAGCAATTCTAGAGCGCACATTGAAGGTGATGTCAGCTGTACAAGCTCGTGTTCACTATAGCCTCAAGCAAGAACTTAAGTTACTAAAAGGCATTATTGCTGCGTATACCCCAGAGGAGTATGACTATGAGCCAAGTGAAGGTTCGCGTAGAGCTAAGAAGAGCGATTACGAAAATGTTGATGTCATTCCAGTGTCGGACCCCAATGCGTCAACGATGGCGCAAAAGATTGTCCAGTACCAAGCAGTATTACAACTGGCGCAAGGGGCACCCCAACTATACAACCTCCCGCTTCTCCATAGACAGATGCTCGATGTTTTGGGTATCAAGGACGCGGCAAAGCTTATCCCAATGGCGGAAGACCAGAAACCGCAGGACCCCGTTTCGGAAAACCAGAATGTATTGATGATGAAGCCGGTCAAAGCGTTTGCTTACCAAGATCACAAGTCACACATCATGGTCCATATGTCTGCTATGCAAGATCCAAAGATTCAACAACTTTTGCAAGGCAACCCAATGGCTCCGCAGTTAATGTCTGCAATGCAAGCTCATATTGCCGAGCATTTAGGTTTTGAGTACCGCATTCAGATCGAACAGCAATTAGGTATGAATTTACCGCCGCAGTTTGATGAGTCTGGTGAAGAACAGAACATGAGTCCAGAAGTTGAAGCTCGTTTATCTCCAATGTTAGCGCAGGCATCACAGCGTTTACTACAGCAAAATCAAGCAGAAGCGCAGCAGAAACAAGCCCAGCAGAAAGCTCAGGATCCGATTATTCAGATGCAGCAGCAAGAACTCCAGCTTAAAGCTCAAGAGAATCAACGCAAAGTTCAGAAAGATCAGACTGATGCACAGCTTAAGGCAGCGCAGATTGAGGTTGAAAAAGAACGTATTGCAATGCAAGCCAAGCTTGAGTCAGCTAAAACTATTATGCAAGGAGAAACCCAGAAAAACAATACCAACAAACAGATGATGTTTGAAGGACTTAAACAGCTTTCTGCGCAACACAATAAAGAAACAATGAAGAAACAAGAATTGTTTGCTAAAGGGCTAGACAATGCCCACAAACACGCATCAACTAACAAGAAAGGTGACTAATGAACGTAACTGATGTTCTAGTGGACGAACTAGATAAGAAAGTTGAACAACTAAAAGATTGGATAGCCAGCGGACAGGCTGAAGACTATGTAAGTTACCAAAAAACGTGTGGCGAGATTCGAGGTCTGCTAATTGCACGGGGATACACATTAGACCTCAAACAAAACTTGGAGAACTCGGACAATGAGTGAACTAAACCTTAGCCAAGCAGTGGACCTATCTGCTGTGCTAAACAAAGAAGCAGAAGAAAGAGCAAGACAACTTCCGGTACCGCAAGGTTACAGAATTTTATGCGCAATTCCTGAAGCTGAAGAAGCATACGATAGCGGCATTATTAAGTCAGACGAAACCCGTAGGCATGACGAACTTTTAACCACAGTGTTGTTTGTTGTGGATTTAGGGCCAGATTGCTATGCAGACAAAACCCGTTTCCCAAACGGTCCGTGGTGTAAAAAGGGTGATTTTATCCTTGTACGCCCAAATGCAGGTACACGCTTGGTTATACATGACCGGGAGTTCCGCATCATTAACGATGATTCTGTGGAGGCTGTAGTTCAAGATCCCCGTGGTATCAAACGTAAACACATTTAAGGAGGCCGAACATGGCTGAATTTGAAAAAGTAGAATTTGAGTTTCCTGATGAAGTAGAAGCTAAGGGTAAACCCGTAGAAAAGGAAGAACCAGAGCTAGAAATCGAGATTGAGGACGATACCCCACCAGAGGACCGTAATCGCCGACCTGCTATGGATCAGGAAGCAGTTAAGCAGTTAGAAGTTGAAGTAGATGAACTAGACCATTACAGTGCTGAAGCTAAAAGCAAGGTAATTAAGATGAAAAAGGTTTGGCATGATGAACGCAGACGAGCGGACGCAGCCGAACGGGAGCAAAGAGAAGCTTTACGAGCTGCCGAGAAGTTAATGGCAGAAAACCAGCGCATGAAGGAAATGCTTGCTAACGGCGAGAAGGAATATGTTGCGGCAATAACAGGTTCTGCCGATATGCAGCTGGAAATGGCTAAACGGGCTTACAAAGAAGCGTATGATTCTGGTGATTCTGATAGGGTTTTAGACGCCCAACAAGCAATTACAGAAGCAACTTTGCGTTTGGACAAGGTAAAGAACTTTAAACTACCCCCTTTACAAGAAGAAAAATATGAGGTACAAAGAGAGGAACAGTACCAACCTCCGCCAAAACCAGACGACAAAGTAATGGCTTGGCAGGAAAATAATCCTTGGTTCGGACAAGACGAGGAAATGACTGCAGCTGCACTTGGCTTACATGAAAAGCTAAAGCGTCAGGGTGTCGTGGTTGGATCTGATGACTATTACGCAGCGTTGGACAAAACAATGCGAAAACGGTTCCCAGAGGAATTTGATGAGCCGGAAGAAGTAGCGGTTAAAGCAAAGGAAGACGCTCCGAAAGCAAAACCCAGCACGGTAGTGGCGCCTGCGACAAGAAGCACCGCCTCTAAAAAAGTCAAGCTGACAACGACCCAAGTGGCGTTGGCTAAAAAACTTGGCCTTACCCCAGAGCAATATGTCCGTGAACTTTTAAAAATGGAGGCCTAACATGGCTGGCAACAAACTTAGTAGAGAAGTAGATACCAGAGAATTAAATGAGCGCCCAAAGCAGTGGCAGCTCCCAGAACTTCTCCCAGAGCCCGACAAGCAGGCTGGGTATTCGTACCGTTGGATTCGTGTTTCTACACTTAATGCTGCTGACCCACGTAACTTGTCTGCGAAGATGAGAGAGGGTTGGGAGCCTGTAAGATTAGAAGAACAACCAAAATTTCAACTGCTAGCTGATCCAAATAGTCGCTTTAAGGACAATATTGAAATCGGCGGGTTATTACTCTGTAAGACTCCAACTGAATTTGTACAGCAACGCAATGAGTATTTTGCCAAGCAATCACAAAATCAGACGGACGCTGTAGATAATAATTTAATGCGCCAAAGTGACCCACGGATGCCTCTCTTTACTGAGAGAAAATCTACGACTAGCTTTGGTTCTGGTTCTTAAATTTAATTAGGAGTTCTTAAATGGCTTATCCTACCGTATCAGGCCCTTATGGGTTTCAGCCGATCAATTTGATCGGTGGTCAGGTATTTGCTGGTTCAACTCGCTTGTTACCTATCGCTTCAGGCTCTGGCACATCAATTTTTTACGGTGATGTCGTACGTCTAAACACAGGTGGTACATTAAGCAAAGTTTCAACCACAGCTACCGCAACCGACGCAGTTGGTATTTTCTTGGGTTGTCAGTTTACAAACCCATCAACCAAGCAATTGTTGCAACAACAGTATTACCCAGCTTCAACAGTAGCTTCTGACATTCAAGCATTTGTTTTGGATGATCCAGATGCTTTGTTCAAAGTTGCCGTAACTGCTGCTGGCGCATCTACAATTTCTGGTGTAACACAAGCAGCTATCGGTCAAAACTCAGCTTTGATTTTGACTGCTGGTAGCACAACAACAGGCGACTCTTTAGCATCTATTTCAGCAACTACTGGCGCAGGTACTGCATTACCAATGCGTATCGTAGCTGGCGTTCCTGAGACAGTTAATGCATCGGGTTCTTTTACTGAAGTGATCGTTAAGTTCAACTTCGGTGTCCACACCTACTACAGTGCTGCTGGCGTAGCAACTGCAGCCTAATAGGAGCTAAATAATGGCTATTTCACGCGCACAACTATTAAAAGAGCTCCTACCCGGACTGAATGCATTGTTCGGATTAGAGTATGCTCGCTATGGCGAAGAGCACAAAGAGATCTACGAAACAGAGACCTCTGAGCGTTCTTTTGAAGAAGAAACCAAATTGTCAGGCTTTACAGCTGCTCCAGTCAAAAACGAAGGCTCTGCTATTCGTTACGACAACGGGCAAGAAGCATGGACTGCACGTTACAACCACGAAACCATCGCAATGGGCTTCAGCTTAACTGAAGAAGCTATTGAGGATAACTTGTATGACTCATTGTCTGCTCGTTACACCAAAGGTCTCGCACGTTCTATGGCGTACACCAAGCAAGTAAAAGCCGCTGCAGTTATTAACAACGGATTTACCAGCTCTGCCGCTTATTACGGTGGTGATGGCGTTCCTTTGTTTTCTACAGCACACCCATTGGTTTCTGGCGGTACAAACAGCAACACACAGACAACTATGACTGACTTGAATGAGACTTCTTTGGAAGCCGCTGTAATTCAAATCGCTGGTTGGACTGATGAGCGTGGTTTGTTAATTGCTGCTAAACCACGTAAGTTAATTGTTCCTCCAAACCTCATGTTCGTTGCAACTCGTTTGCTCGAAACTGAATTACGTGTTGGTACAACTGACAACGACATTAACGCACTGAAGAACAATGGTTCTATTCCAGAAGGTTACACAGTAAACCACTTCCTAACCGATACAAACGGCTGGTATTTGACTACTGACGTACCTAACGGTATGAAGCATTTCGTTCGCACCCCATTGAGCAATTCTATGGATGGTGACTTCGACACAGGTAACGTTCGTTACAAGTCTCGTGAGCGTTATTCTTTCGGTTGGTCTGATCCCCTCGGTATGTGGGGCTCACAAGGCGCCTAATCGGTTCCTTGGCTTTACTAAGACCCCGCTCACAAGGCGGGGTTTTTTTCTTCTGCGTGATGCACCCTATGACAGTTTGCGCATAACACAATACATTTTTGCACTTCTTCCATAGCTGCAACAAAACAACCGTTGCTAACTAGTTTACTGACTAGATTTTCTTTTTCTGCTGGATTGGTGTGGTGAAAGTCTAAAGCTGCTGGGTGATTGAACCCACATTGTGTACATTTAAGTGTACGTTTAAATGCACTCCACTTAGCTTTACTTATTGCCCTTGTTTCTTTACTTTTAGCTATTATTGTTTCTCTATTTTTTAAATAGTGTTCACGGCTGCGTTGCTTGTGATACGCTTTTCTTACGTTCTCGTCTTTGTATGGCATCAGGATGTACCTTATATTTCCAATAGAGTGCGTTTTTGTAAGACCACGGATTAGAAGGAGTATACAGTTTAAATCCCGCATTGATTAAACTATTGCTGCTGGCAGGGTTATTTGTTGTGTCAGTAATACACCAATTCCATCCAAGTTTTCTTGCTTGTTTTAGACGAGCCTTAATTAATCTTAATTGCAACCCATTACCAGTAAACTCATCTAGTACACCTGCTCTACATAAATAACCTGTATCTGTCCACTTGATCGAGCGGACCAAACCCGCAAAGGCGACAGGCTTTCCATCCGCTGCATATGCAATCCACCAATGACCCCGATCTGTCTTGTACGGCGTATCCTGAGGAAGTATTTTCTTTTGAAGAAAAAGTAGTGTGGTTTGAACTGACGAGACTCTGAGGTCCACTTTTTTGACTGTGAATTGCATTTCCCATACCCCTCCGCTGATTTGTCTATTTATACCTATTTTACCTAAAAAATATTGCACAAAGATAAAAACATGGTATTATGGCTTATCTGGGTAAAACCAGCCTATTTGACTGTCCCAGCAGACGATATACCGATAAATAGGCTTAACTTGTATATAGGAGATCCTCATGGGATTCGCTACTCACCTAGGCCCTTGGTTACTGGGCACAAATCGCTATTCTACTGGCACAACTGCAACTACTTTAGCTAACACAGGCTGCACCGTTGTTTCTCAATCTGCTGACGTAGTTTATGGCACATTGACTGGCAACTTGATTGCTGTTCCTGCTGGTTCACAGATTGTTGACGTTAAAGTTGTTACCACAACTGTATTTAGCGCTGCAA